TACTGTAAAAGTAGGAATATCCATAAATAAAACTAATGAATCTGGAAGTATAGGTGTATTCAGATTTTTAGATAATATTATTTGTGTTGTTCCTTCAATAAAATCCTGAATAGTTGTTCCAGATTGAAATTCTGATCCAAATACTACTGATCCCTTTGATAAATTATCTATATTATTTACATTTATTATATTAGCGCTTCCTGAAGAAGCAATTGTTTTATAGTTTTTTGCTGGTTCTAAGAAAATTATTTCATCATTATATTTGATCTGACCACTTTTTATACCAAAGGATTGAATGTATGTTCCATCGAATAAATCTATTTTTTGTATATCATAAATTTCAAAATCATCTCCAATTGAATAAAATGTTCCATTAGAAATTAATGAGTTTAATTTTTGAAAATTATCTAATAATAATTTATCATTAAATACTAAATCTGAAATTAACTCATCTATTTGTCCAGAATTAATTTCAGAACCATATTTTACTAATCTGATTGTTTCATTATTATAAACATTTAATACATCTGAAGAATTAAATGTATTATTAGCATCAGTAGGAATATCTATAAAAGTATTAGTTTGAAGAGAAAAATATTTTTTTCTTAGAAGGCTCATATAATTTATATTTTTATTATTTTATTTATTTTATTTTTTATTTTTTATAAAATGCTTTTTATAGTCCAAGAAATAAAATAAGCAACTTCATTATTTTTAGAAAATCCAACTTTTGATATTCCTTGAGTAATTTCCGGAGGAAATCTAATAATTGAAAATAAATCATCTTTAGCATTAAATAAAAATGCTTCTGTATAAAGAACCGGCGATCCGATTCCAGAAACCCCATTTCCTTCACTTTGTGCCATAGGTATGCTAAATGTAACTTTATAATCATCAACAGAAGATGAACCAACGGAGTCTGAATATGCTAAATTAGAAATTGAATAATAATCAATTCCACCAGAAAGAGGAAATCTATCTGTAGCTGTTCCTGAACCAAGATTATATCCAACTTTTGGCACTATTGAATTTACTATATTATATGCCCCAGTTTTAAAAGAAATTCTAACGGATGTAGCATTAGAAATAACTCCTCCTCCTAATTTAAACTGTATTTTCCAAGTTGACGTTGTATAATCATAATAAAGTTTGTGACCAGAAGAAAATAAATAATCTGAGCCAGTATTTATACCAGTTGGTTCATTTCCATCAGTATCACGAGAATAGATTGAATTAAATGTTAATGATGCAATAACTGTTCCAGATATATTTAATAATTCAACTAATAATGTTTTGTGAGAAGGTGGACGTTTTTCAATAAGTTGAATTGTGTTTCCAGGAGTACTAAAAAAATTTGAAGTGATATTTACTATAATTAAGGCATTTTGTCCCCAGTTAGACCAATAATCAGAATCTTTTGTTAATGAAATAGAACTATTAGAACCACTATTAATTACACCTGTAGGTGTACTACTGCTTCCTTCTAAATATCTTCCGCCTGCTGGTGAATATTCAGCATTAGCAGGATTAGTTAAATTATTTCTATATACTGACTCAGATAAATCATAATAGCATAAAGATAAATCACTATTGTGATTACCCCAAGGAGCATTTCCAAATCTCATTTTAGAAATTTTATATTGTGTTGGATCTATTAATCCATTCCAAGCTGAAGTCCCTTGAGATAATAGTCTAATAACAGTACTTTTAGATAAATCAGTAATATCATTATGATAAGTAAAGGTATCTATTTTTTTTCCATCTTTATATTTTATCCAACTAAATTCACCTCTAAGACCACCAATATCTTCACTAAATTTGTCTATTGGTTCTTTTGCTTTAAGAAAGTTTTTTGTCCAAATTTTTTTAAATAAATTCATTAAATTACATCCACCTTAAATTCTTCTTCTACAACATTTTTATAATCAAAAGTGTTTTGATTATCATATTTTAAAAGTGTATCCCATTTTTTATTATAATAAAAATCATCTATAATATTTTTCACACTACCTACATTAAAATTATCAATTAAATCTTCAGAATATGTATTTTCAATTGAATCTATTAAATCTTTTTTAAATTCTATCATTATTGCATGATAAAACTCATCATCATTTAATTGAGCAAAGTTATCAAAAATATCATCTGGAAAACTTTTACCTAATAATTCAGTAATATATTGTATATGGGATGGCCTTAAAAACTCTAGATATGTTTTAATAATTTTTCTCTTTTCTGGCGAAAAATCACCAGGAGATTCAAAATAATCATCATTGATTGAATTATTTAAAATTAATCTTACATAATTACTTTTATTATTAACAAAAACATTTTGTGTTATACTATTATTTTTTTTATTTATTATTATATCATCATTTTTTTGAAACGATATTGTTCCATCAGAATTTAAAATTCTAATATAAGGAGAAGAGAAAGAATTATTATCATTAGATAAAATAGGATTATATTTTCTTGGGTCTAATCTTGGTAAAGGAGGATTATCTAATAATTCCCCACCAGTTCCATAAGCAAAAAAAGTAGATAGTGATTCATCTTCTGAATTTATTTCGATTAAATTTCCATCACTATCATACCAAAATTCTTGCATCGTAATATTATAACCTAAAGCATTAAAAAAAAGTTCATATGCTAAATGAGTTCCCCTTACTGATAATAAATCAAAAATATTAGAAATTATTTCTCTAAAAGTTTCATTATTAGTAAATTCATATTTAGTATTAAATTGAGTGAAATCAATTCTTTCAAAACCAACATTTTGTGCTAATAATGAAATAAACTTACTTTTACCATATTTAAAATTAGAAATAATTTTTAAATCTTCATTATAAGCATATAAAATATCTAACATTTCCATTAAAGTATCAAATATACTTTTTAAGAATTGATTAGACTCAATATTTTGAGCATCTAATGTTGGAACTAAATATGTTAAATAGTTATCTTTAAAAAAAGATTTATGACATAAAAACTGTTTAGAGGTATAAAATTTTTCACCGTTATAACTGTATATAGCTTTAATGACCCCACTACCTTCTGCCTTAGGTAAAAATTTAACGCGAGTTCCATTATTAGAATCCGGAATAAGATAAAAATTATCTTGATCTAAAGAAAATACATTTAAACTATCATCACCAGTAATATTAACATCTCCTAAATCACTAGTTTCAGCAATTACTGATAAAATAATTTCTTCTTCATTTTGTAAATAATTATTAAAATCCTTTTGATGAACTAATTTTATTCTTAATATTTTCATGCAATTTTAACTCTTAATTTATAAGAATTAGATAATCCAGATAATTGGGTATAAGTTGTTTCTAATGATTTTATTCTTGAAATGAAATTTTCATCTAAAATAAAATAATATTTATTTTCAGTAGTATCACTAATATCATCATTGGGGATAGTTATTCTTGATCTTTCAATAGAAGGTAATATTAATTTATTATTTAAATATGTTTCTATAGTTTTAAGATTAAAACCACTACCTATTGTTATTTCTGGAATCATAGTTGAATAAGAAAAATTATTATAAGCATATTGTAATGTATCTTGAATTGCTTGTTCACGAGAATAACCTTTACTAGGAGTTACTTCAACTTCTAATAATAATGGTTTAAAAACAACCTTTTTCAATAAAGGTTCTATTCCTATCATTTTCTTTTCTTTTGCTTTCAATTTTAAAATAAAACTTTGGGCTTCACTTTCAGCAAAATAAGGATTAGGAATCATAGATACTGTAATAAAATTATATGTCTTTTTTTGATATGATATATTAAATATTGAGGAACTATTATATAATTCAGTTATTCCATCATCAGATAATGGAAATGAATAAGCACCTTGATCTCCATTAGAATCAATTAATTTAATTAAAATTTCTCCAGTAGAATAATTATAATAACATGTATTAGTCAATGTATCATCAAATACATCAGCTGTATCAGATGTTCCATAATTAATTGAAGTAGGAGAAACATTATAAAAAGTAAGTGTATCAACTTGATCTGTAAAACCAGGATTAAATGATTTTATTACTAAATTAGATCCAGGTTGTAGATAAATAGGATTATTATTTTCGTCTTTTAAAGATAATACAATAACCGGACCAGTAGCGATTTCAACATTTTCCCAACTAGTTATAAGATTACTATAATTTTTTTCTTGATTCCAATAAGTACTATTTAATTTAATATTAACCTCTTGAGTTTCAAAATTATATGTTGATGTTTCTAAAAATACTTGTCTATTTTGTGGAGATGCATCTACTTTTTCAGCAGATAATTTTAATAAATCTAAAACTGAATCATCAGTAAAATTATATAACTGTATGCTTGAATTAACACCAAAACTTAAAGATCTAATGACTAATTTTTTATCATCATTTATATAACAAAATGGAGTATTAGATGAAAAAGAAGAAAAATAAGGATCAGCAGATCTTATTTTTAAATTTATTTCATTTGCTAATGAAAGAGCTTTTGAAGTGGTTTGATCTAAATCATATGTATTTGCAGATAATAGTATTCTAAAACATGTATTGCCATCTGGTAAATCATAATTACCTTCTAAATCATCAATTTTAAAATAAATAGCTCTTCTTTGATCGAGACCTAAAGTACCAATTGCTGAACTAGATGTTATTTCAGCATAAATATTAGCAGTATCAGGTAAATTTATTTGACCGCTATAATTACCACCCCAAATTAAACGATCAATCTCGTTTCCTCTAGAATCATAAGCTGAAACATATAAACTACCATTAAGAAGTGGTTTATAAGGAACGGGAAAAGAAAAATTAGAGGTAGTAAAAAAAGATATTATAATGTCGTTTTCAGCTCCATCATGAATTCCATCTAAATTTAAAAATTTATTTAATTCTAATTCAAATATTTCTTTATAGCTTAAATATGTATCAGTACTGTTTGGTACTGGAAATTTAAATGCAGAAAAATTTCTAATAGGAACAATATAATTATGATAGTGTAATAATGGAACATTTGTTCCATTATATTTAGGACTTACAGTTTTGTGTTTAATAACAGTATTTCTAAGTTCATTAAGAGCGTCAGTATCATCTATAATTGATCTTCCTCTACCAATTCGATAAGGAGCATAAAATTGTGATTCATTTATATCTTCTCTATCTCCTCCACCTCCACCTGCTAAATAATTATAAAATAAAACATCGATAGCATTATAATCATTTTTTGGTAAATTATCTACAGGTAAATTAATAACTGAATTAATTGCTCCTCTATAGATATTAGTTATTGATCCACCACCAATTCGATAAATTAAAGTTAAATTAATTGAACCAAGTGGTGGAAAAGATCCTCCAAATTCTCTAGATCCAAAAATTATTTGAGCACTACCATCACTATTATATTTAATTTTATAATGTGGAACACCACCTAATTCTGATGTAAATGGTCCAATGATTTTAGGTGTAATAATAAAAGAATCAGTTTCAATTAATTCAACTTCATTTAAACTATCATATTCATAAAAAATTCTTATAGAGTTTTCAATAATGTCAATATTATCAATATTATAAATAAATTTTTCACTTTGCGTTGCTGAATCTATACTAAATGTAGTAGAAATTGTAGTTCCAGAAAAAGCATAAACTTTAGTAAAATTACTAGCCTGAATTAGCAATTTAGAACGATAGTCTATTTTTCCAGTATAGTTACCATTATCATCAATCTCTAAATTATATAATTCATAATTTACAGATGTCCCATTAATACTATTTGCTAATAATGAAAATCCTGGATCTAAAGAAAATTCATTAGTAAAAGATCCTCCAGCATTTGGAGTTACTGTTACTTCTACCATTGCTGCAGTATTTTGTTTTAAATTTAAAGAAAAATTAGATAAATAATTTATAATTGATAATGGATCTTTTGCTTCAGTTATAAATGCTTCTCTTAAAGCTCTATTTGCTGCCTCAGCATTTTTAGAAAATAAATAACTAAATGTATTTATTATAAAATATGCAAAATTGTGTAATAATTCACCATCCCAAACTGAATTCCAATTTGGATCTGCTTGTATTCTTTCAATTATTTCCTGAACTAATGAATCACGATCAAATGATATTAAGTCTGGACTTTTTATACTTGTAAGAGGTTTTAAATAATTAGCCACAAATCATACCTCAATAATTTTAAAAAATTCTATAATTTCTGTTTCTTGGTCAATTAAGTTATATACTGTCATTGATATTAATAGACCATTTGCTCCTGAATCATCATTTAAAATATTAACTGAAATATCTTCTAATTCTAAATCAGGTTCTCTTTCTTGCATTAAAAAGACAATTTCGTTGATAATATCATCAGCGCTTGTATCATCTAATGGTTCATGAAAAAATTCATCTAATCGAGATCCATAATCAGGATTTCCTAATATTTCTCCCTCAGGAATAAATAATAATCTTTCTAATCTGGATCTAATATAATTTACACCATTAGTAACTGAATAATTATCGTTATTTAAACTTAATCCTTGCATATAATATATATTTTTTTTATTTTATAAATTAAATTTTTATTTTTTATTTTTTATCATTTTATTTATGCATAAAAAATACTTTTATTTTTATGCTTTTTTTGAAATTTTTTAAATAAAAACAAATAAAATAACTATATGGCTGAAAAAAATAAAAATTTAGTTTCTAACACTTTTAAAGAAATTAGAAACAGAATCATGAAAAATGAAACCGATTCGGAGATCATTGGTTCTCCAGATTGGAAAGATTTTAAAGATGAATCTCTAATACCTCTTACATCTGTTTTTAATGATATACAATCAACTTCAATAGGAAGAGATTTATCTAAACATTTAAATAATATTATAAATACATTTGAAAGAGATGATAGATACGAAAGATATTTTCTAGCATTAAGAATGCCAGAGATTGATGGAGCACTTGATATATATGCTTCTGAAACAGCCACTCAAGATGATAAAGGTAATATAATTAATGTATTTTGTTCTTCATCTAAAGTTCAAAAAATAGTTAACGATCTTTTTGATAGAATTGGAATAGAAGATAAAGGTTTTGATATTATTAAAGGAATGTGTGGATATGGTGATGAATTTTACGAAGTCATCTATTCTAAAAATGGAAAAAGCATACACTCTATTAATATGATTCCTCGTGAATACATTGGTAGATATGAGGAAAATGGAGTTTTAAGAAATTTCTTTGTAAGAAAAAGTAAAAAATCTCGAGATAAAAGAGATTCATACTATTCTTTTGATTATGCCCAAGTAAATAAAACAGAACATATAGAAATAGATCCATTTAGAATTTTACACTGGAGAGTTTCAAATAGTGATTTTGCTCCTTATGGAAAAAGTATTTTAGATTCAGTCATTACACCTTTAGAAGAATTGCGATTAATGGAACAGAGCTTACTTCTTGCTAGAATTTCAAGAGCACCTGAAAGAAGAATTTATTATGTTAACGTTGGACAAGCACAAGGCGAAAAAGGTATCGCTATGGCTCGTGAAATCGTTAAAGGATTAAAAAGAAAATCAATCCTAGATAAAAGTAATGGTAATAAATTAGATACAAATATTGACTTCTTTGGTGCGAGTGAAGATTTAATCGTTCCTTTTAGAAAAGATGAAGAAAGAAGCAGTATAGAATCTTTACCTCAAATGAATGATCCAGGTCAATTACAGGATTTAGAATTTATTCGTGATAGAATTTTCCCTGGTTTAGGCATTCCTCGTCAGTATCTTTTTGATGATACCTTTAGTAACGCTAATACTAATCTTTCTAACAAAAGTATTCAGTTTGCAAAAAGAATAAGAAGAATTCAGAAATTTTTTATTTATAACCTTTATAAATTAGCATACATTGAATTAAAACTTAAAAATATTTCTAAGAAAGATTATGAAGATCTTTTAATTACTATGAATAACCCTAGTAATGTGGATGTTAGAGAAAAGTTAGAAACAGAATCAAATAAGTGGAACTTAATTTCTTCTATTAAATCTATGAATAGTGAAAAAGTATTCTATAATGATTTTCAAATTTATCAAGAAGTATTAGGACTTAATTACGATCAGATTTTAAAATTAATGATTCAAAATGTTGCTCAAGAACAAAGTAAAAATCCATTTGCATTTGTTGATGAAGATAAACGTCCAGCTGATTTTTTAATCATAGATCAATTAAAAACAGAAACTAATGAAGAAGGTGAAGAAGGCGAGGAAGGAGAATCTGACGAAGAAGGAAATATTCCAGCAGAAGCAGAAAATGCTTTCTCAGATATGGAACCAGCCGAATCAGAAGAAAAAACTGAAGAGGAGCCAGAAGAAGAAACAGAAGAAGAATCTGAAGAAACTCCTGAAGAAGAGTCTGGTGAAGAATCAGAAGAGTTAGATGTTTCTGATGAAACTGGAAAAGATGTTAATGATATATTTAAGAAAATTAAAAAAGAAAAAGATGTTTCTGATCAGACTGGACAAGATGCTGAAGATATATTTAGTACACCTGAAATGGATGTTTCTGATCAAACTGGACAAGATGTTAATGATATATTTAAGAAACGTAAAAAAGAAAAGGATGTTTCTGATAAAACTGGAAAAGATGTAGAAGATATATTTAGTTCATTTAGTCCTAAGAGTAAAAAGAAAAAACAAATGATTTTTGAACAAGCATTAAATAGAGCTCGTAATTTCACTAAAAAGAGATTAGAGAAATTTGATGAGGATTTTTCTGAAGAAGATGAAATTGAAATTTTTAAGAATGAAATTAAAAATAATCCTAAATATACTGTACCAATTTATACTGAAGATTATTTAAAAATGAGTTCTGAATTTGCTGGAATTGAAAAAATTCAAGAAAAACAAACTTATTTTGAAGAAAAATAAATAATTATTATAACATATAAGTAAAAATAAAATAAATAAGGAGAATTAAAAAAATGAGAGATTTTTTAGAATATGTACAAAGATCTAAAGAAGATGCCACTAATACTATAGATTTTTATATGGAAGGTTTTTCTAGTGATTTACAAAAAATTGACGGAGTTAATCCTGAAAATACTTTTATTTTGGGTTTTTTAATTGGTGAAGGTATTGACATTAAAGAAAATGAAGATATAATTAATAAATTACTTTTTGAAGGTAACTCTTTACCATCTGAAATAATTAATGAATTAAAAACTAACGATGAAATCAACTTTAAAACTTTAAGAACATCATTAAATTCTGCATTAGTAAATCTTAAGAATGTATTAAAATTGAAAAAAGAAGTAGCGTAATTAAATTAAATTTGCATAATAGTCTTTAACTATTTCTTCTGGTATATAAAGGTCTTTAGGATTATTTCTTATATGTTCTATCGACCTTTTTATTTTTTCTTTAACCTCAGTAATGTTATTTTTAATTTCATTTTCCCATATATAAATAATAGGAATATTATTCAACTTAGAAATCTTTCTTTTTAAAATATCATTTCTTAAGTTTTTCTTTTGCATTTTATTTAATTTATGACGCTTTTTTATACCCTCAAAAAAATCCAATGAATGAAAATAATCTCCATGAACTTCTAACAATAATTGCCAGTTTAATTGCTCAATACCCATCTTATACTCATAAATATAAAAATCATAAGACTTAATCTTATTTCGATGAGATAAACGATACTCTTGCTTAAAAGGAATATTAAGAGAAATTAAAATTTCTTTAATTGATTTTTCTGGTTTACTTTCGCGATGAGTGCCATTTTTCCACTCAAAACTTTTCAAAATTTTTTTAACTTTTTGTTTTTTAGTAATTTTTTTTCTTTTCATTATATAAAATTAAAATAAAACTTTTATTATCTTTACATTGAAAAATAAAAAGTATGATAAAAAATAAATTACTCAGAACCGGGGGAGTTTATCGTTTGATTTACAGAACATGGAAAACACAAGAAAGACCTATATCTTTCATCCTTTATAGTGGACCAAATAAAATTCATGCACTAAATATTAACTCTAAATCTATGTCTATTCTAGAGATTAGAAAATTTGTAACATTCGTAAAAAGAATGAAAACAATAAAAGGAGTTGAAAAATATACTGGTAGAGTTCTATATGCTATCCTTAAAAAATATTTTCCAGATATAATCAGAAAAACATACCGTACATATGTAACATCTAATGTTTTAGGATTCTCACTCGTTAACACTGGAATAGTTCCTCCAGATATATACACTGAATATGAAAAAAGTTATTTTAATAAACTAATTTATAATCAATCACAATTTGATCCATTATTAAGAAATTTTAATAATGAATCTCGCACCAAATATACACCACCAGCAAAACCAGCACTTTATAATCCTCAAGAAGAAATTAAAGTTAGAGTTGAAGATAACCGTAAGAGAATGATAGAACCAGATTCAGATGAACCTATGAACCCAATAGTTCAAGGCAAAGAAAATGACTTCTTCTCTATCTATGATGAGGATTAATTAATATGCCACTTTATTCGAGAAATACTAATCAAAGTACAAATACTAATTCTTCTTTTTCACCAACTACAATTAGTACCACCAATATTTTAACCAAAGAAGAATTAAAAAATCTATATTTTGGAGAAACAAATAAATCAAAAACGGATAACATAAACACAACAGTTACAAGTAAAGGACCAGAAAAAGGTCCCCCTAAAAAATCTGCTGATAAGATTTCAATTGATGATCAAAAACTTCAATATGAAAATGGAGCTGTAAATAAAGAAAAAATATTAGGTCAACAGAAAAATAAACCTTTATTTATAAAAAGTTATTATGGATATAATTTTTTATCGCCATATATAAAATGTTTTATAGATAGTAAGCTTTATAATGAAACTTCAAGTTCATTACAAAAAGAAAATTATCAAAAAAAGTTTTTTGACATTCCTTATAATATGTTAAAAAGTATGGACTTAGAATTTGAAGGAGCATCTGCATCTGGAGTTACTGGTAAACTTACAATAAAAATAGAGGATGGAAGTGGAACAGTAGGAACTCTTTTGATATCAACATTTTATGCTATGGGATCATCGCAAAATATTGATGGTGTTCCAAGATTAAGTATTGAGTTTGGATGGGCTCCAAAAGGAAGAAATAAATTAAAAAAAGAATTAGAAAATTTATTATTATCAAAAAATCAATATTCATCATTTTTAATTCAAGATATACAACTTGAATTTGATGATAAATATAAACAAGAAATAACAATAACAGCAATACAAGATACAACAGGAGTATATGAAAATACTGCTTTAGCTCAATCTCAATATAAACCATTTGTTATTTTAGGCTCACAGCCAACTTCATCATTAAGATTAATACAGTATTGGTATTATTTTGATCAAAATAAAGATAAATTACAACAAGTTTTAAAAGAGAAATTTTCTGGATTTCAAACACAAGAACTTGATGGGATTGTAACTATTATAAATACTTTTTTAAAAATAAATTCTAATGTTTCTGCTATAAATATTAATAAAAAGGATTTTTTAATTTCAAATAGTAATACTTATCAAGTTGATAAAGGCAAACCTATTTCAAATACAAAATCTTTTTTTAATAAATTAGATTTTTCTAAAAAAGATGTCTCAATTATAAAAACTAAATTTAATAAATTTTTAGAAAATTCTACATTTCATCCATATGTAATTTTTAGTTATGTATTAAATCAATTTGTTACTACTATTAAAAGTTTATCAAAAGATATTCCAATTTATATATTAAGATATTATGATGAAAGTAAAATAATTGGATTTAATGAAGGAGTATTTTTAAATAACAGTGGTGATACAATAAATGCATATGATTATTGTTCGCGTGATGTTGAATTAGGAACAAGTAAAATAAGCAAAGATAAAGAAATTAGTTATATTACAAAAGAATTTAAAGTTAAACAAGATGATAATTGGGAACAATTATTAAATAGAATAGGTACATTCGTTAAGATAAATTCTGGAAAAACAAATAATAAAATTTTAACATCTCAATTATATTTAAATGTTAGAAAATATGTAAAGGATGTTGGTGATTTAACTGTTGATGGCTCTACTGGTATAAAAATGGGCGTTAAAGAAAATCTAATTAAAAAATTTAAAGTATTACTTAAAGTATATGAAGAAAAAAAGAATCAAGCTGGAGTAGAAAAAATAAATGGTTTTATAGAATTCATAGAAAAACAAAATACAGATTTTATTTATATAATAGTTACATCTGGATCACAATTTTTAACTGATGATAATTTTAAGGAAAAGGTTATTGCTCAAACATATACAGTATTTCCAAAAATAACTCCTGATAATAGATTACAATATCAAAATTTTAATTCTGGTTCAGAGGATATGTCAAAAGAATCATATGCAGATGTTATTTATTTTAAACCAAAATTACCTTTTAAGGAAATGTTAGTAACTAATTTAACAAAAACTGAGGATGTTATTTATAATAATGGTGCTTTTACTTTTAAAAGTGAAAGAGTTGGCGTTTCTTTTTTAGATGAAACTCAAAAAGCTAAAGAAGAAAATCAAAAACAATTAATAAGCATCATAAATAAATTAGGAGAATTTATAACAAAAAAAGAAAAAATTACTCTTACTATTGAAAATAAGAACAGTGAAAATGTTTTTACTGTTCAGGGTTTTAATAATATTTATTTTCAACATGCTAATGTTATTAACAGGATAGTTTCAAAAAAGAATTCTAGTTTAGATTCTAGTGAAAAAAAAGATAAAGATGTTATTGCTGATTTTAAAACAGATTTAGAAGGATATTTAACTACTTGGAAAAATGGATATCATTATAGTACACTTTTAAATATTCTAAAAAAGAATAGTAATGTTTTTATTGGTGATGGTAATAGTATTGATTATGAAAATTATATTTTTAATGCTAATGAATATAATAAACATTTAAATAAAATGAGTTTAAATTTTGAAGCTGAATTAAAAATATTAGGTGAACCAGCTTTTTCTTATGATTTTGGACAAATGTTACATGTTTTTTTAAATGTTAATAACTATGATGGTACTATTAATGTTTTATTAACTGGTTTATATTCTGTTAATAAAATAAAACATGAAATTAGTGAAAGTGGATCTTTTACAACTACTTTAACTTTAAGATATGATTCTCCATTCACTAGTAAAAAAGATGAAAAAGCTGAAACACCTGATTCTAAACAGCAAGGCGTTGTAAATAATGGCTAATAAAGAAGAAATAACATTCGTATTAAATAGTAATTTAGATAAAATTGCTAAACATGCTCAAATTTTGTCTGATAATGTTGATAAATTATATCAATCATTTAAAAGAAAAAATGAAGCTTTAACTGAACAGAATAAATTAGAAACTGTTGCTAATGAAGGCATACAGAAAATGGCTACTAATTATTCTACATTAACAAATAACATAAGTAAAGTTGTTGATGTCAATCGTAATTTTTTAAGTACCATAGATAGTTCTAATGCTAATTTATCAAGAATGAATGATTCTCTTAATAGATTAGGTCAAATGTTTAATAATATTAATTCACAAATGGATGGCGTTAATAAAGGATTTCAATCCATTCAAAGTTTTAAACTACCTGATGGTAATGATTCTAGTAAATTAGAAAAAACTTTTTCAATAATAAAAAAAGTTGGTGATAGTGTTCACGATGTAATAAAAAAAATATTAGATGGTATTCATGCTATGGGAATGCAATTAGCTGTAGAAGCAGTTAATTTAAAACCTTTCGCACTTGAATTCATGAGTTCGTTTTCTTTTAATCCTTTAAAGTTTTTTGGATTTGGAGCAGCAATGAAAGAATCGTTTGAATTAATGAAATTCTTTCAGCAAATGAGACATGATTTAGCTGCTTTAAGTGATGCTTCTGGAGATGCTTCTAAAGCAGTGAGTTTAGTGTATGAAGTTGCTGGTGGAAGTGCTATTGCATCTGGAACTGCTCAAGGAGTTATAAAAACTTTAGCTGATCAAGGTATTATAGTTAATTCACAAATAAAATCTCTTGGGATTTTAAGTGGTAATTTACAAGCAGCAACTGGTATCGCTGCAAGTACTTGGGCTGGTTTTACTGGAGAATTAGCTTTTAATTATGGTATACCAAGTGAAGGTTTAGAAAATATAACATCTGCATTAATAGGAACTGAAATTCGTGGAGCACAATTAGAGAAAGTTATGGGAACTGTAAATAAGGTTCTTCAAACTACTGGTTTCATCGCTGGTAAACCTTCTACTCAATCAGTTCATAATCTAACTAAATCAATTGGTGGAGCATCAAAAACATTCCAAGCAATGGGAATTAGTGCTGAAAAAGCAGGTGGATTTATTGAAGGTCTTTTAGATCCAGAAAATTTTGAAAAGAATGCTTTCTTATTTGGAAAATTAGGTATTAGTGCTTCTGAATATGCTGGATATTTAAATGACGCTAATGGTCAGCAGAAATTATTAGATAAAACTATGCAAAATTTACCTCAACTAGCAGGTGAAATTGCTAATATACAAAATCCTTTTGCTAGAATTCAATTTGCTAAAACTATTGGATTAGATATGCAAATAGTCCAACAAATGGCTGGAAAAACAAAAAGTGAAATTGAACAGATACTAGCTGATTACGAAAAAGAAAATAAAGATAAAGAAGCATTAGAGGCTAAAAAACAAAGAATGGCTGCAGAAGCAGCAAAATTTGATGACATGATGTTAGGTTTAAAACTTAAAGTTTTAGCTCCAGTTATGCAATTTTTAAGTAGTGGATATTTAAATAGATTTTTTGAAACTTTACCAAAAATTGCTCAAACTATTGGTAGTATTTTTGCAGCAATGACTCCTATAATTGATGAAGTAACTAATGCTTTATTAATAGCAATGCCTTATGTCAGTAAAATGGTTGAAGATTTTATACTTCCTGCTATTAAAATGTTTCCAGATTTTTTAACATCAATATTAAATTTTTTACCATTTTTTGAATTAGGAAATAAAACTATTACTCCTCCTGGTGAAGGAGCTTCTAAAGAAGAAATAGCAGCTTATAATCAAGCGCGTGGAGATAACTTTTTTGAAATGAGTTCAAATTTATTATCTTATATAAGTAAAATTTATTTATTATTAACAGGTTGGAAAGCAATAACTTTTATTGGAGGCTTATTCAATAAAGCAATTGGCTTCTTTGCTCCTAAAAATAAAAGATTAATCGATGTTAGTTTAGGTGAATATAGTGATGAAATGAGAAAAGTTATGGGAACTAGGATGGCACCGAGTGGTTTTCAATCTATGTTTGGTAGTGTTTTATTAGCTTTAGGTGGAATTGGATTAGGATCATTACTTTTTAAATATATTTTCGGATCAAAATCAACTAAAGAATTCGAAAATTTAGCAAATTTTACCACTAAAGAAGGCATGTCAAGAATAGAATCTGAATCTTCTTCTAACATACTTAAAGAACGTGGTGAAAGAGCTTTTATGGCAGGAGGTGGTTTAGCAGTAACTGGAGGTAAATTATTATATAATTCAACTAATACAGCATTAGAAACAGCTGCAGCCGGTGGTGCTTTTAAAGCAACTCTTTCTAAAGAATTAACAAAAAATGTTGCAAAAAAAGTCTTATTACCAGTTGGCGCTGTTCTTTCTGGTTTAGATTGGTATGATTTTTTTACATCAGATAAAACAGGAGCGAGTAAATTTTTTGAGGGTGCTGGAGCAGCTTTGGGTACTGCTTCTTTCGCTTCTGGCGTTTTTGGATTAGCAGCTACAGGTACTATTTTAGGTGCGCCCGTAGGTGTTGTCGCAGGTATCACTTCGGGTATAACAGCTGCTTTAGCTTTGGCTGCAAAATTGACTTCAGATAATCTTCATGAAAATAAAAAAATGAAAGAAAAAAAAGAAAATTTTGAAGGACTTTATAGTCAAGAAACAAGAGATTTAGTGAAAGAATCTGTTCAATCAAAGACTCAAGAGTTTGAATCTTATGGTGCGATGTTTGGTGGAAAGGATACTAGAACATTAACAGGAGTATCAGCTATGTCAGCTAATACTTTTCAAGAATTTCAAAAATTACAAGAAGAAGCATATGCAAAATCATTAATAGGAACTACAAATATAGTTGATAAAAAAGGCTATGAAGATTTTTCTAAAGGAGTTTATGGAAAAGATGAAGAAGCTTATCTAAAAGAAAGATTAGCATTAACTATGCTTTCTAATAATATAGAAGAAATTGAAATTAAAAGAAATGCATTAGTAAAAAAATATACAGATGATAAAATGGGAATTGTTGAAGCTGAAGCAAAAGTAAATAAACTTGTTGGTGAAAATTTAGAGCAAACAAAAGAAAAAATTAATGAGAGAATGAGATTTGCTGGACAAGAAATAACTAACATAGGTGATACTTTTGGTGGAATAGTAAAAGCGTTTAAATTAGGCGATTTTAATAAAATAGGTCAAATTTTATCTGAGGTTTTTAATCAATTAAAAATAACTTTTTTAGAAATTTATTCAAGCATACCTGGATTAACAACTAGTAGTGCAATTGGAATTGGAAGATCATTATTTGGTGAAAAATTCGCTGAAGGGTATGATGAAAATTTATTAGGAAAATTTGCAGATGAAGATAAATGGAAAGATTATCTTAAAAAGCAAAAATACGATTCAGAAGTAAACCTTAAAGATATTTTAGAAAAAGTAAATAAAGCTGAGACTGATGATATATTAAGAAAACAACTAGATGAACAGAAAAAAACTAATAAAATTGCTCAAGATCATTTAGATTTTGCTAAAAATAAAAAAGATGTTACAGCTGCAAGTGATATAACTCGTACAGTAAACGTAGAGGGTATTGCAGCAAATTTTTCACTTAATGGATAATTTTTTAATTAAAAAAGGAATATAGTATGAGTTCTAGAAATCAAGACATGAGGATATTTTTTAGAGGAGCAAGACCTGGCGAGTTTAGAGTTCAGCCTATGAATGCTTGGAAATTCGGTTTAATTATGCAAGATCGTACTTTAAGAGGTAAAGCTTATGGATTAAGAAGAAGTCATATACCTTTTCAATATTTAGGAGAAGGTGGAGAATTACCAAATTTACAAAAAACTGCTAATTATGAAGAAACACAAATTTTAGGAAGATATGAACCTATAAAAATTTATACTAATAGTAGTGATATTAAATTTACTCTTAATTTAGTATATTATGCTGATGGAACTGAGAGGTTATCGAATACCCCTTTTCAGGGATCTGAGAATTTTGGTCCAATAAAAAGTCCATGGACAATAGAGCAGATTGCTAGGATTAGTGCTAAATTTGAATCACTTGTTTATCCTCAATATGACGGTAAATTTTCTCCTCCTCGTTATTGTTTATTAAATATAGGTGCTATTTTTATTGATTTTCCTGTTATAGTTACTAGTGTTAATGTTCAACATTTACCGCCTTATAGTACACGAGATTTAACGCCAATGAGAAGAAATATTACTGTTGAGTGTTCGTCTTATCATCCACTTTATCAAGCAATTGGAAGTGATTCAATTATTAATCAAGCTCTTGATTATGATTTTACAACAGGAAGAATTAATTTTCCAAGAAAAGTATATTCATATAGAAAATTTAAAAGGTATAGAATGTCATGAATAATTATTTTAATTATGCTAATATTATTACTACTAATAATGAAAATTTAAATACGATATCATATTCATCAATATCATATCCACCACAATTACCATTAAAAAAATCTATGTTAAAAGCAACAATCCTAAGTAATGAACAATATCGTCCAGATAAAGTATCATTTCGTTTATTTGGTGATCCTAATTTAAGTTGGATATTAGATGACATAAATAATTTTTATTCTTTTAGTGATTATTACTTAGGAAGAGAAATTTATTATTTAGGAACTAAAGGCTTAGGTTCTATTGGAATAGAAGTTGATTATATTTCATATCAAACACAAAATTATTAATTTTTTATTATATAATAAGTAAATGGCTGATGGGTTTTTAAATTTAGAAGTTAAAGTTGATTTTGGTATAATCACTTCTTTTGAAAAAAGAAACAAGGAAATAATAAGTTATAGGGTAAAATTAGAAAATTATCATCAAGAATTAGAAGAAGCAACTGGAATACCAATTTTTAGTTTTGGATATAATTCATATACATATTTAGTTGGATCTAGAGTTGTATGTTTAATTAAAGATTCTAATTTTGATAAGGTTTTTATTGTTGGTCAAACTTATGATTCAGCAATTTCAAGAGGTGGATTTGCGCCTGATCCAGGTGAAATATCTTTAGTAGGAAGTGGATCTGATAGAAGTGGAATTGGTCCACTTGGAAAGAATGATATTTTTCATAGTTATGCTGGGTTATCTTATCTTAAATTTGATTCTAAAAAAATTAATATTTCTATAGGTAATGATTTTATAATTGATGGTTCTAATTCATTCTTTTCATTATCAACAGATGCAGCTAAAAATGGTATTTTAATTAGAAGCGGTGTTTTTAATTTTTCAGCTTCTAATGGTTTTAATTTTTTTTCTAATAGTGGTCAATTTTATCTTCAAGGTAAAGGTTTTTCTTATTACGAAGGAACTAAAAAAGATGCTGATTTTTCGGTTGTTAATTCTATACATAGAAGAATAGGTTTAGAAGCATTAGACATTTTTGGAAGTTATAGTTTTGAGGCTGGTAATGGAAAAATAAAAGGAAAAAAATATACAGTAGATTGGAATGTTATTAGTGGTTCTTATGGAATTAGATTAGGAACTGGAGATTTTAAAATAAATTTAACTAATATATCAGGCGCTGAAGTATCATTTAAAATAGGAGTAGGGCCTCTCTATCTTTCTCAGTTTATATTTGATCAAAGTGCATTAGAAGTGAAAATAGGAACTACACTTTCTGACTCTTTAAAATTAGGAGGAGGATCATTAAGTGTTAAAGTTGGTAATTTTCCTGGACTACAAACCGAATTATTATTAGAAGGAAGTAATGCTGAATTAAAAGTTAAAGGGGTTATTGGTAGTTCAACTTTTACTCATGGAAGTAGTTCGATAAAATTTGAAAATACTGGAACTACTGGATCAGCAAGTTTTGAAATAGCAAGTGGAAAATTGACGTTAAAATCAGCTTCTAAAGCAACAGGTGGCAAAATAATATTAGATGGAGAAGTTGAAATTACTGGTAATGTTACAGTAAAAGGTAGTGATGGAGTTACAGTTAGTTTAGGTGATGTTAAAGCTGGACCTACATCTATTTCACTTAAAAATCATAAACATGCAACTTCAATACCTGGAGGACCTACTCCACCTTTACCAGGATAAAATTATGGTTATATATAATTTTTTAAAAAGGAATAAATAAAAGATGTCATTTGCTGGTTTAATTTTAGATTTTGTAGATGTTCTATCAGCTGAAGGCGGTAGCGGTTCAGCGGTTATAGATATGCAAAATCATGCTAATTCATTTGCTACTGCAGTAGATAATTATGTCAAAGAATTATATGACCCAGGAAAAAGAAAAGTTAAAAGTACTAATAAAATACTTATGGTTGCTCCAATAGTTGCGGTTGCTAGTATCCCTGGAACTGGAACAGCTTCAATAGATGCTCAAAAATCAGCTTTACAATATGCTACAGCTGTTCAATTATATACATTAGCAATAGTTATTGATCCAGGATCTGTTATGTTACCATTAGGAGGAATACTAACTCCTCCTGGAACTCCAGCAGTAGCTCAAATTACTGCTCCTACATTATTAACTCTTCTTCAAAGTGATTTTACAAGTATTTTTTTAGATGAAACGCCAAGTGATCTTTCTTTAGGTCTTTTAATTTTACTTAAAGCAAATAAATTTGCTAATGCAATTAAAAAAGCATTTACTACTGGAACGTTTGTTACTATTAGTGGAACAGATAGTACTCTTCCTCCACCTGCTGGTATAGGACCTCAATCTTTTTCAATTACAGGACCATTAAGTGAGAATTAAAATATGAAATGTATGTGTTGTGATAAAGAAGTTAAATTAAAACCAAAAGTTTCTATCATGATGAATCCAGAAACTGAATCACCAATCATGATTAAAAAACGTGAGTTTTTTTATGAAAATGATTCTTTTATAGAATATGAAGACATTATGACAGAAGATTTAGAAAATCGCGAAAGAAGAATTACATTAATATCTGATGAAAAAACTATGATATCAAAATCTTTTTGTGAAGAATGTTATATATCTTTTGTTAAAGATAAAGTAGAAGATTTAATTGAAACATTATCATTATTTAGGAGTAAAAAATGAGTGAATATAAAGATGTTATAAATAAAGAAGAATTAATTAATACTAAATCTACTTTAATTAAATTAAAAATGGTGTTAGAAAAAAAATTAGAAGAGCAATTAGAAGAATTAATTGATTTAAAAGAGGAATTACCTTATTTAATTCATAAACATAGAATATCTAATTTGGAAAAAGAAAGGGAAGAAAATAGAGATTAATTAATGAGCTCAATAAACGAAGTTTCAAGAGAATTATACACTAATAGTATTAGACATATTTACAGTTATACTGTTTTACCTAATTTATCATATTCATATCCTAGAAAAATTCTAGAAATATTATATACTATTGATTTATATATTAAAGATGCTGATCAAAAAATTATTCCAGCAGTACAATTATCTAAAAATTTAAATGTTATTATTACAAATTTTAGAACAGTATTTTTTGCTTATTTATTAAGAATTAAAGTCGATTTATCTTCAAATCATATAACTAATGTTTCGTTATTAAGCGACGTAGCTTATGATTCTCAATCTAAATTTATTTTTGATTCTCTTTTTAATAATCTTTCTAATTTATTAGGTCAATATTTACAAAATGATAGCGAATTTTATTTAACTAAATCAAAAGAATCTCTTGACGCCTTATTTGCTTCGTTAATTGTTGGTTTAAATGATTATAGATCGTATTTTAAATTTGATATTCAAACAAGTTTAATTAATTATCAAAATGTAAATTCCATGTTAGAAGAAACATCAAAACAAAAAGGAGAATTTTTTAATGATCCTTCCGTTGTTGATAAATCAATAGCAATTAATTCAGTTAATATTAATAATCCTGTAGCGTATAATAGCGATAAAGATTGGAGAACTTTATTTTTAGACTTAAAAAATAAAACATTTGACTTTATAAACCAAAATGTACAACTTTTTTATATTAAAAATACTATTAGTTCAACATTAGAATCAATCTTATATTCAGAATCATCAAATTATGATTCTAAATCAAATTACGTAACAAATTATACTTTTCAAGGATCAGAAGTTATTGATACCGATGGAATAAAAAAGATTAAAATAGATTCTTTGGTAAATGATTCTGAATTAGATTATTGGAGTGATCATAGTTTAATTTATTATAATTCTAATAATGCTTATACTAAATCAAAAATAATATCAGTTGATAAAACATCTAAAATAATAAGATTATATCCTTACAATGGATTATCAAGTCAAAATAAAAATTTTACTTTTTTATCAATTGCTGAAGGAATTAATATTGAAAATATTTTTCAGGAATTTACTATTAATAAAAACAATTCTACATTATTTTCATTACAAATAAATTCTGGAACTGATACTTATACAAATGTTGATTTTAAAATTAGTGATAATTGTTTTAAGACAAATTATATTTCTTTTCCAACAGCTATTAATAATCCATTAACTAATGGATGGATATTATCTACACAAGTTTCAGGAGTAGGTACGGTATTTTTTAATCAAGGTTTTTTATTAACTGATGTTACTGGTACTGGTCTTAGTTATTCTCCAGATACATATTCATCAAACATATTATTTTATAGAGATGTCACAAATAATGATTTTATTTTAAATAAAAAACAATTTAATGCTAGTGGAACTACATTATATACTTATTTTTATATTAATGATTCAGATAAAAATCAATCACTTAATGTACAATTTGATTATACTGTTTTAAGTAAAAATTTCTTATCATCTCAAATAAATATTGAAATTTCTTATTTTGAATCTGGAAGAGAAATAGTTTTAAAAACATTAAAAAAACTTGATGGTACATTTAATAAAAAAAATAATTATTCAGATTCATTTACTGCTAATAATAGTACAGCATATAAATTTAGAATTATATTATTACAATATGTTGATTCTTTTAAAATGTCATTTAATAATTTTTATATTGGAAAAGGTACTTTTAATCAAAGTAGCATTACATATAGTAATCCAAAAAAGTTATTAGAACATTTATATTTATCTAATCCATATTTTAATAATAATTTAATAATATCATCTAATCAAACTAATAGTATAGATGCTAATGGAGCAGTGTCTATATCTTATAAAATGAAATTTTCAAGTGAACCAATGTTTACAGGTTCAAAAATATCTTATAAATTTTATAATATTAATTCTAATTTTAATTGGTTTTTATCAAATCAAACATTAACTGGAATTGATCCAATTAAAATAACTGATACTGGATATGAGAAAAAATATTATGATTCATTTACTTCCTTAAATCAAAAAATATTTAATGTTTTAAATTCTTATGCATTAACAAAATTAATAACTCAAGATATTTTTAACGAAGAAGAAGATCAATTCGATTTAGGTGTTAATGTAAACAAAAAAATGAAAAGTTACGTTAATGATTTATTAAATGAATTTAAAGATAATTATACTTTTGATAAAGATTTAATAAGCGATCCTAGATCAAATTTTTTAAAACAAGGTCCTATAGATACCATATCAGCTAGACCAGCACAATGGAAAAAAGGTGGTTTAAAAGATGTATTTGGATTGAAAAAGTTTAATAAATTTAAATCACAATTAGATAAAATAAAATCATCTCTTAAAAAAGTAAAATCAATTTTAGAAGCAGTAAAAGCTTTCATAGAAATACTAAGTGATTTAATTGAATTAGGTGAAGATATATTAGGAGCATTATTAAATCAAGTCATTACACAAGTAGAAAAAGTTGTAGATAATATTGCTAGCACTGGAGTATATTGGTTTCCTATAATTGATTATTTTATGGTTGATCCAACTAAAAGTAATTGGTTTAAAGATTTTAGCACTAAATTAATAGGTTATCCAACTATAATTAGTCCTTTTCCAAATGAACCAAATATAACTGTTAATAATACTTTTCTAAAAGAATTAAAAGAATTAAAACAAGCAAATTCTATTATGTTTCAAAGAGATATAGAAAAACAAGCAAATAGAGTTGGAGAAGAAGGTAGAGGTAAACGTTGGGCAAATGGAATACCTTGGCTTCCATATCGTAGTACAACATATCAAGAATTTATACAATTAATAACGTCTGGATTATTAGATGAAGGTGATCTACCAGAAATTGGATTGAGAACGGTGGTTAATGCTGAAGGTAAACAAGAAACTACTTTCAGAGATAAAGCAGGAAATCCTTTTATTTTTTCTAATTCTCCTAGTGTAATTAGACCTGGAATTCCGAAATGGACAACTGGAAGTCAAAGTATGGTTGTAGTTATAGCAATTTGTTTACCAGCACCTGAAGATTTAATTGCTGGATGGGAAGGTTTTTTAAAATCGTTATTAAACATTCTTAAACCTATTGATAGAGCTATGGATTATATTTGGGCAGCAGGAACTGACAAAAAAAATGCTGGATTACAAAAAACAAGAATTGGCGATGATGGTAATGATAGAAGAAATAAAAAATTAAAAAAATTAAATGAAAAAGCTCAAGGAATATCAGATGAAATTAATAGTTTAATGAATGATAAATTATCATTACAAAAAGACGCCGATAATCTTTTAAATGAATTTAAAAAAGCACAAACTTCAGAAATACAACAACAAAAAGCGAAAGAATATGATATAAAGAAAAAACAATTTAATGAATTAGAAAATAAAATAAACAAAAAAGACGAAGAATTAAAAGAAGTAAATAAAGAAATTGAAACAGAAAAATACGCTGTTTATAGAAATTATTATTTTGATCCACCAAATTTTCTAAAATTATCAAATATTATTAAATGGATTGAAGGAGAATTAGAAATACAAAATGATTATACTCCTCCTTCTGGTGTAGGTGATATAGTTGACAGAGGTTTAGAATCAGGAAAAGATGTTATCATGAATAAAATGGGTGGTTACCTTAATGATATTAATCCATTCGATGGTTTAGCTGAATGGTGGGATGAAAGTACAATGGTTGATGAGATAGTAGAGGAAAGAGGTGGTAGATTTAGTGGTTCTAGAGGATCTTACCCTGATTTTCTAGGAGTATCTCTTGGATCTTTAGCTCCAGGATTATTTTCTTTAGCAAAAGGTTTTTTAAATAAAATAAAGAAACTTAATAAAAAGCAGAGTACCTTTAATCTTTCAGAAAAATTTCAAAAATTAATTGACCCTATAGAAAGTTTTATTAAAGAAATAGAAGAAATGATTCAAATGATTGAGGATATTATTAATGCAATAGATGCAATATTAGATATTAATATTTCATATTTAGTTATTAAATCAAATAATGGTGTACCTGATATTATTAATCAATTAGAAAACGCAGAAGGATTCCCGAATGAAGAAAAAAGGCAAATTATATTAGGAGGTCTTTTAGGAGCAGGAATCATATCGCCTACTGGGAGTGAATTTAATTTTTCTTCTTATTTTAATGAAGCAGCCGAAGAATTTAAAGAAGATAAGAAGGATATGTATCAAGACCTAAAAAATAGTAATGAAGAAAAAGGGATTGATTTTCTCAATAAGTTTTTTAATTAAAAAACAATCCAGATTACTCTGGATTGTATTCCTCAATAGAAATTACTGAATCTAATCTAAATGATCTCCATTGAACTTCACCATTATCACATAATTCTACAACTTTTAAAATATCATCATTATGTGGTGTTCCATTTCCTTTTGGAGTCATGTTTAAATCACCAATTAATTCTGGATTAAGAGTGAATCTCATAAATCTTTCATCACCATTACTTTTAGTGAATTTAACTTGATAATTTCTTGATTTATCTGATACTACTCTTAGAATTTCTTCTTTAGTCATACTATATACTCTCCTTTTATATAAGTATATAGTAAAAAATAGTAAGTGTATAAACCTATAATTTAAATATGAGTTTATATTGATTTGCTTTTCTACTTTTAAGAATAGATTTTTCTCCCAAAGGAAAACGAGCGTTTAAAATTTTAGTTGCATAATTAAAACTCGTATTGTTTCCTCTTGCAATAGAAGGTTCTAATTCTGGAACAGCTTTTTTAATAGCAAATGCAAATTTATATGACAACATATAATCTTTTTTAATAATATCCATAAATTTTTTATCTAATTCAATATCTCTAATTTTAAAATCTTTAATATATGCAATTAAATATTCTAATTTTTGTTTATCTTTTGAAATTACTTTATTACCTTTTTGAACAGTCATATTATAATTATCATAATTAAAAAATTTATCTTCTTGTTCAGTCCATCTTCTTTTTAAGAATTTTTTACTATATAAATAAATGTTTCTTTCAAGTGCATCATTATATTTATCATTTAAAATAATTTTTTCTAATTTAGAAATTATTTTCTCATTTAATGTATTTTTTATTTTACTAAAATATTCTATTACGTAAATTAAATTGTACGGCTCGTAAATATCTTCACGATTTAATATTTTTTCATTAAATGAATCTAATTTTCTGTTATAATGAGAAATATATTCAATAAGCCAATCATAATAATTATAATTATAAAACTCATTTTCTGTTATTTTTTTTTCAAATTCCATCCATGGGTTTTTAAAAACATTTATAGCATAAGATATACAATAATTTAAATTATCAGGATCGACTTTATTATTTTTAATTAAATGATTTAAAAGTTTATTTTCTAATTCAACTGATCTATCTTTTTTAAAAATTTTAAAAAGACTAACTGCATAACTTAAATAATCATTATTAATAATATGTTGTATAATTTCTTCATCATCAATGTTTATTGTTTTTATATAATTATACAATAGATGTTCATTATTATCATAAAATAATTGTTTATAATAATCTTTAAAAACGTTTTTTATTTTTTCATGAATATCTAATCTTTTTTCAAGAGTATCGTTTTTATGTTTTTCAGATAAAGAAATTAAAAAATCAATTCCAAATTTAGAATTTTTAGGAATTATATTAGTTATATATTCTAACGAATATGAGTCTATATTATCAGTGATTTTTTTTATTACTTTATCGAAAACATAACTAAATTTAGACGATAAAGCATCTTGAATTACATTAGAAGAAATAAAATCTGAGTTAATGATATCATTATATTCTTTTATTAATTCATCTGGTTCTTTATTTTTATCTATATCCATTGATGATATGTACATGTATTTAACTTCTATTTTTTTAAACTCATCTTTCATTTTTAAAAAAGAATTATAACTTAAAAATATTTTATCAATATATTTCATATAATTTATTTTTAATGTTTACCTATTATAATTATTTTATTTTTTATGTTTATACATCTTATTATTAATAAATTATTATTAAAATAGGAGAAAGTAAATATGACAGAGCAAGAAATAACAGAACAATTGATTGCTGCTAAGGATGCTTATTATAATAGCGAACCTTTTATGACTGATTCTGATTTTGATTTTTTAGAAAATAAATTAAGAATTTTAAATCCTAAAAGTAAGTATTTTAATATGGTTGGAATATCTTCTCCACATTCTAAAAAAATATCTCATTATTATCGAATGAGATCACTACAAAAAGCTAATAGTGAAAATGATTTTAGATTGTGGTATCAAAGAAATAAAATTCAATTAGATACTCCTTTAGCTGTTATGCATAAAATTGATGGACTTTCTGGAAGCGCTAAATATGAAAATGGTAAAATTGTTTATTTAGCCACGAGAGGAGATGGATTAGAAGGACAAGATGTTTCTCATCTTATTTCTTATATTAATATTCCAAAAGAAATACCAGAAAAAAGCACCGTATATGTAAGAGGAGAATTTGTAATTAAAAAAGATTCACCTCTAACAACTATCTATCCAAATTCACCACTTAGAAATCTTGCTAGTGGAATTATTAATCGTAAGGATATGTTAACTGAAGCTAAATATCTTTCTTTTATAACTTATGGTTTAGAAGGAGAAAAATTTGAAAATGGATTAGAAATGGATAAAATCAAAACTTTATCTCAGTATGGTTTTGATTCTCTAAAAACAGTTATATGTGAAGATTATAGTGAACTTAAAAGGTATTTAGAAGATGCTATTAATTGGAGAGATGAAGTTGAATATGAAATAGATGGTATAGTAATTATAATTAATTCTATTTCAATTCAAAGAAATTTAGAAGATGATAACGAACATCATCCTCAATGGAATATAGCTTGGAAATTCCCTTCTCAAGGAGCTTGGACAACACTACAAAGTATTGAATGGAATACTTCAAGACATGGTCGTTTAGTTCCTGTTGGTATTTTTGATCCTATAAATATAGGAGGAGCACAAATAACTCGTGCTACACTTAATAATTATAAACAAATAGTTGATTTAAAATTAAGTATTGGTGATTCTATTTTTGTTCAACGCGCAAACGATGTAATTCCAAAAATTATTGATTGTAAAAAGAATATAGAATATACTCCAATACAAAATATTAGATGTTCTTGTGGATCTTTTTCTGATTTGAAATTAGATGGAGTACATATTTATTGTAAGAATCCTGATTGTAGTGAAAGAATAATCGAGCAAATTTTATTTTGGGTACAAAAAATTGGAATTGAGTTTTTCTCTCGTGCTACAATTAGAACTTTACACGAAAAAGGAATTTTAAATTCGATAGAGGATTTGTATAAATTAACTTATGATTCTCTTATTGGCATTCATGGTTTAGGTGATAAGAAAATCTATAATATTCTTAACGAGATTAAAAGAACATCTTCTATGTCTCAATTAGATTTTTTAAGTTCACTTGGAATACCAATGGTAGGAAAGAAAGTCTTTCAAAAATTAGGAATATTTACTGTTCAAGATTTTTTAAATTGGAAAAAATTTGAATATGTTACAGGCGAGAAAATATTAGAATGGAAAATGGATTCAGCTAATATGGAATTATTTAATTCATTAGTAAAATCTATTAATTTTAGTGAGGAGAAAAAAATGAATTCTGCAAATAAAATTGGTGTGTGTGCAACTGGTAAAGGACCTTTCACTCGAAACGAATTAATTAAAAAAATCAACGAATCTCAAAATTATTTTTGGGTTGATTCTATTAATGATTCGGTAAAAATTCTTTTATGTGATGATCCTGATGATAATTCTAGTAAATTAACTAAAGCAAAAAATAAAGGGATTCAATTAGTAAAATATAGTGAATTTCAGTTTTAAAAAAAAAATACATATAAAGGTAATTAAAAATTACCTTTATTAATTCATTAAGAAGTATAACATGTAATTTTTTTGAGTTTTTCTATTATCCTTATTATTTTTGTTTTTTCATCATTAACAAATTCTATTTTAGATTGATTAATTACTTCTTCTATTCTATCTGATTGAGTATGAAAATGTTCCGCCCAATTATAATATAGCTCTTTTTCTTTTTCTTTATATATAAAAAAATAAATATTATTTTCTGGGTCTTCTCCAGTAAAACTTTCATTAACAACAAAAAAGTAATTATTTTTATAAAATAAAAATTTTACTTTTTCATCTGAATAAAGGTTTATTTCTTTAGAAGAACTTTCTCCTGCAATTGCTACTTCTACTGCATCAGTAAGTGAAGAATATGTACGATACGATCCTGACATTAATTTTACTGATCCTTCAAAATCATCTATTTTTTTATCTACATAAATAGAACTAAGATTTGATTCTTGAATTATTTCAAGATATTTTTTAAAACTTTTCATAATTACCTCTAATATATATTTTTTATAAAAATAAAAAAATTATTAAAAATAATATTTAAATTTATAAAATAAAACAAAAAACAAAATCTTTTTCATCTACAAAAGTAGAGATTGGGAATTGATTTATTTCATCACCAATTTCTACTTCATTATCACACATGATAATAATGTTTCCCCAATCATCTTTATCTTTTTTCATATTATCTAAAAATTCATCAAAATCTTTTAAAGTTAAAATATCATTATCATCTCTGCTTTCTAAAAAAAGTACATTTTCAGTTAAATTAAAATTCGTTATGTCAAATTGTAATTCAGAATCTTTATCTATTTGAACAGAATATTCTAATTTTATATCTTTCCAATTATCATAATTTTCTCGACAAAAATTTATCATAGATTGTAAATCACTTAATTTAATTAAATCATTATTGCTAAATATATCATTTAAAAAATTGTTTAAAAATTCTTCATCCATATTGACCTTCTTGTTTATATATTTATGATGCCTTATCTAAATTTATTGTATTTAATTTTTTTAGGTTTATACACTTATCAGATAAAATATTATATTGAGTATATAGAGAAAAAAAGTAATCATCTATTCAATTATTCTCTCGATATAACTTTAAAAATCTAAATTTAATGGTTCCTTTCTTTTATAAGAAAGGTTTTTTTCTAATTCTATTATATTTTTTATGATTATACATCTTATAAATTGTATATTATAGTATTTATAGGAGTATAAAAATGAAAATATTTTAATTAATTAGATTCAAAATTAACGATATATGTTTTATAAAATAAATAAAATATATAATATGGATAATGATAATTTTGAATCTCTAGGTTTAGAGGGAAATCAAGAAAAATATGATGAAAATATCAGACAATTTATTTCTCGTATTGAAGAATTTAAGAATAGGTCGTGGGATTCTGTTGGACATATAGTAGATGTATCTATAACTAATTTTGTTTTATTAGAACATTTTTTAACTTTAATAGTCACTAAAATGATTGAAAATGAATTTAATTTAAGTGAAAAAGATAAAAAAGCAGAAGAAGTATTTCAAACTTTATTAGATGCATTTAAATTGTACAAAGATGATATTTTAGAAGAATTAAAAAGGAATAAAAAGGATTATTAATGAAAACAATTATAATTGATGGAAATTATGTTTTACATAAAAATTTCTATATTTTTAAAAATTTTAAAAATGAAAATTATATGACTGGAACAAGTTTTGGTTTTTTAAAGGATATATTAAAACTCAGTGAAAGATTTAATACTAATGATATTCACGTAACTTGGGATTCAAGGTCTTTTAGAAAAGACATAAATTCAGATTATAAAAGTAATAGAGTATATGATCCAGAAAATAATCCATATCAAGATTTTAAATTAGTTCAAGAAACATTAGATAGTATCGGAGTTAAACAGTATAAAGTTCCTGACATGGAGGGTGATGATTTAGTTTATACTTTAAGTCTTAAATTTAAAGATGTTATAATATATTCTAAGGATAAAGATTTATTACAGTGTATTAACGATCATGTTTATTTTCTAAATGATTTAGATGGAGAATTAATTGGATTAAATGAATTTGAGAATTTATATGGTTTTAAATTTAGTCGTGATAATTTTGTTCTTTATAAATCAGTAGTAGGTGATGGTAGTGACAACGTTAAGGGTATTTATCGTTTTAGAAAAAAAGATATAATAGAATATATAAATACTGGAAATATGAAAGAAAAGTCTTTACAGATTTTTAATGAAAATTCTGAGTTAATTAAAAATAATAAAAAAATGTTTGAATTAGTCAATTTAGATAAATTAGATCCTATATTTAATTCTTTTTATGATGAAAATAAAATTAATGAAATGTTTAATAAAACTTCGATAAAATTTTTTAAATCCAATTCAATTAAAAAATTAAAAAATGAATAAAGAAAAAGGTGTAATAGGAATAGAATATTTAGATGGCAGTATTGAAATAATATACTGTCATGAGGGAAATGATTTTGATCGTATGAAAGAAGTCTTGTCTCATTATGACATGGAAAAAGCTATTCTTTTAATGAGAGAAGGAGATCATTATTATATTAATCCATATATTAAAGATAATAAATCATTTAGAGAAGATGATGATAGTGTAGAAGGAGATGATGTTTCAATTAAATTAGCTTCTATGCAGGATTTATTGGTTTTCTTTAAACAAAGTATTTGTGATAATCTTTTTTTATTAGATGCAACTAATGAAACTTGGAGATACTTACATAAGGATAATTTAGTATTAGGGGTTTCTGAACAGAATTGGAAAATTTTTATGTAAAATAAAAAAAAATCATTCGCTTTTTATATAATAATATAAATATATAAGGAGTGAACATGGCAATAAGAAATCCTTCTCAAGAAGAATTACAGAGACTTTTAAATAAAGATACTGTTGAATTAAATGATAGTTCAAGTAAAATAAAAAAAGAAGAAAAGAAATCATCTTTTACATCTTACATTAACGAATTAAAACCTAAAAAATCTAAATTTGAACCAGAACCTATAAAGTGTGAATTAATATCTAATAAACATTACATTCAAGATGGTTTTATTTATGTTCGAAGATTAAATACTGAAGAAGAAGCAAGATTAACTGAAATAAAAGATTCAGCATCATTAAATAAAGTAATTAACTCAATTTTTGAAACAGCAGTAAAAAGTAATGTTCCAACAATTGAAATGCCTTTAATTGATAAATTACATGTTTTTTCTTTTATTCTAGGTATTTCATATGGTGATAAGATTCAAATAAACGATCTTATTGATTGTAAAAACTGTAGAGATGAATATCCAATAAATATTAATTTCTTAAAAGATTTAAATCCAATAGTTGTATCTGATGAAATTCAATTACCTTTCAAAATCAATTTAAATTCATTTGATAAAAAATATGAGTTATGTTTCAATATACCTAAAGTTAAAGATGAAGAAAATATTTATAATAGAGATATTAGTGAAGTTATTTCTGGATTAATTATATTTCTTAGAGATGAAAATGGAATTGACGTCCCTAAGGAAGAATGGAAAGAAATGATGAAATGGCTTTCTCTTGAAGATAAACAAGCAATTAGTGATTCTTTAAATAAGATTAATATTTATGGTAGTTCATTAGAATATATTGTTGATAACAAATGTACTAATCCTAATTGCTGTATGAAAGGTGAAAAAGTAAGTTTAAAAATTGAAGATATATATTTAAGGTTAATGACATCAATTTCTAAAAGATAATGAATTTTTATAAACCAATTTTATTACCTTCTAATAATGTAGTTTATAATTCTATTATAGAAATTAAAGAAATAGATGTTTCTTTTTTAATTCAATTGAGAGGATCTTTTTTAAATTCTTCTGAAACAGAATTAGCATATGCTTTAATTAAAAAATATACGAATATAGATGAACCTAAAAAATTATTTTATAAAGATATTCAATATATATATTTTTTATATTTAACTATGTTGAATAAAACTGATGAATTAAAAGTTCCAAATGTTTGTTATAATTGTAATGATAAAGTAAACATTAAAATTAATTTATCTAAATTTAAAACTAAGTATGCTAAAGAAGAGGACTTTTTAGATAGAAATTTTTTAGTTAAAGATTTTAACTTTTTTTTTAGAAATCGTTTATTTGAAGATAATATTATTAGTGGAATAATCAATTTTGAAAATGAAAAAAGTAACATAAATAATGTAATTAATTTTTTAAAACCACAGTGTACAAAAATTATTTATAATAACACAGAAACTTATGATAATTCTTATTTAGAGGATGCTTTTTTAGAAATAGGATTAGATAACATAATTAAAATATTTGATGATTTAAGAGAAGAATCTTGGGGACTAGATTCTTCTTTTTTTTATGAATGTAAAAAGTGTGGAACTAATAATAAAGCTTTTATTAGTGACCCATATCGTTCATCATTTTATTTTTTTGAAAAAGATGCTTCTTCTTTTGATTCTGAATTATTAGAATCATTAGTACAATTATCATCTTTTAAAATGCTTACATATTCTGAATTATTATCAACACCTTTAAGTATATGGGATATATTAGTTAAACAAATGACTGATGTAATAAAGAAAAAATACGGAGGAAAAAATTCTTCTGGATATTTAGAACAATTCCAAGAAGAAATGGAGTAATTATAATGTATATAGATAAAAAAGGAAGGCAAGAAATGGAGGATCTCTTATATCTGTTTCTTAAAGAAAGTGAATGCGGAAAAAATATGAATCGTAAAGCTGAAAGAACTATGTCTAAATTTTATGTTAAGTATATAGATAGAATAATTAATGGAGTTATTTTTTCACCAAAATTTAAATTATATTCTTTTGGAGATCCAGAAGATCTTTTTCAAGTTGGAAGAATTGAGGTTTATAAAAGTATAATTAAACAGCAATGGGTTCCAGAACGAGGTTCTATTTTTAATTTTATTACTACTGTTGTAAAAAAGAATTTAACATGGCATACAATTAATCAATCTAAAAAAAATAATCGTATCTCTGATCTTGATTTTGAAAAAATTATTAATAATAATGATTTTTCTTATTTAGAATATAATGATAATTTCTTTTTAATGCAATATATTTTCGATGAAATAGAAGTCTTTTTCTTAGGAAAATCTAAAATGGAAAAACTAAGTAAAGTGTTTATAGAATATTGGAAGATAAATAACGGAAAAAAATTTATTAAGAAAAATTTTATTGAATATGCTTCTACTTATACCTTTTCACCATCGTTATGTCATGCTTTTTTTGCTAATCTTAAAAAGATTCAAAGTATTAAAAAAATAATAAACCAGATAGAAGAGGAATCCAAAAAATAATATATGGCTAAAAAAGATAATTTATATAAAATATTAATGAATATTTTCGAACAAGATAAAATCGTTGATGAAAAAGAAGAATTAGAAGATATTAAAAATATACGAGAAATTGTTAGAACATATTCGATAATTAAAGATATTAAAAATATTTCTATTACTTTTGGATATAGCGATTTAGGTTTAAATGAATCTCAAAAATTTGAAGAAATCAAAGATAATGATTTTGTTAATTTACCTAAAGAAGAAGGACAACAACAGTTTGAAACTGATAAAGAATTTATAGAAATAAAAAACAGCAACGTATTATCTATTTTAAGATATATAAAACGTAAAATAGAAAACAAAATGAAAGATAAGGTTTTAGATCAAAAAGATAAGCCATTAGAACTTCCTTTTATAATAAAAATATCATGGCATTTAGGCTCAATAGAATATTATTTAGAAACTAATTATTTTAAAGGAAAATTAACTGTTATTGATTATCAAATTAATAAATCTAAAAATCAAGTAAATAAAATCAATAGATTTATTAATTTAAGAAAAAAGTACATTAAAAATTCTCCTTTTAGATTATTAGGTTCTATTTTTATTTTTAATGATTGGTATTATGATTGGAATATAGAGGCAACTGAAAAAGGTTTAATGAGTAGAAAAATAAAATGAAACCAAATGAAATAAAAAAACACGAAGAAGCTGATATAGCTGTAGTACTTAATCGTCTTGCTGATTTATTAGAACAGACTCTTCGTGTTTTTGAAGAGACTCGACAAAAAGCTTTAGATAATCATAATTATTTTAAAGGATTAATGGAAAATCATCACGAAGAAGATTCTACTATTAGTGAAGATGGAGTTTTAGAAAAAGCAACTAATGATTCTATGAAATTAGTTATTGATAGTTCTAGAGCTCTTGAACATCCTATTAATACACTAACTAAAATATTAACAGCTAAAATGACACTTGATGCTGCAAAAGAAAGTGCTGGGATGATTATGAAACCTATTAACATAGATGATTTTAAATAATGGAAGAAGAATTATTTAGAGAACAGTATAATTCAGATTTATTATTATCTGAAAAAATGTGTAAAAATATTGATTATAAATTACAGCAATTAGGTGATTTAGAAAATCCTCACATGAGTACAGTAAAGGCTGTAGTTAAAGAATGTACTAATATAGATGATAAAAGTGCTTTTTTATTTTTTACTCGTGCTTTTGGTTATGTTCCTCATCCAACGAGAGGAAAAGTTTCTATGTCAGAATCAATGTATAATTGGCAGAAAATCGCTGCTGTTAAATTCTTAACTGGAACTCGTTTTATTTCTAAGAAAGTACGTCAAATTGGAGCAACAACCTTTGTTTCTACTTATTTTTTATGGCGTGCTCTTTTTTATGGAAATACTAATTCTTTTATACTTTCATTAGGATCTAGAGAATCTACTGATGTACTTAGTAGAGTTACTTTTATGTATAATAATTTACCTGCTTGGTTAAAAACACCTTTATTAGAAGGAGCGAAAACAAGTATTAAATTTAAAAATAATAGTAAATTTACAGCTTTACCAGGAACTCCTGATGCCCTTAGAGGACGTTCATCAACCTCAGTTATTCTAGATGAGTTTGCTTTTCTTAATAATGCTGATAAAATACTTTCAGCCGCAGTTCCTTCTCTTTCTATGGGATTTTTAACTCCTTTTACTAATGCTTCTATTCCATCTCAATTATTTATTATTTCAACATTTCCTTTAGTTGAAAGTGATAATAATGAATATGTAAGATTATATAAAAATTCATTACACGGTGAATCTGATTTTAAAATTCTTTCAGTTTTTACAGAAGATATTCCAGAATATAATGATAAAAATTGGCGAAAGAGTATGTTAGAAACTCTTGGTCCAAAAAAATATGCTGTAGAAATCGAAGGACGAATGAATTCATCGATGGATAATTCATTTTTTCCAGAATATGTTATTGCTGAATTAAATCCAACTAAACCAATGAGAACTGATTTTTTAAAACCAGAAGATGTGGATGAGGAAGGATATGCTAAAAATATTGACTCATTAGTTAAAGCCAAAGAAAACTTTGATCCTTCTATCGGTTATATAAAAAGTTTATGGGTTTGGATGAATCCTTTAGAGAAAAAAGAATATGGAATTACAGCTGACGTTGCTGCAGGTGTTGGTAATGACTATAGTGCTATTCAAGTAATTGATTTAGAAACTTACGAACAGGTTGCTGAATTTTATTCCAATAAGGTTTCACTCGAAGATTTTAAAATGATAATTAAAACATTAGCAGAATATTACAATAATGCTAAATTATCTATAGAAAGAAACTCACTTGGAGCTCCACTTTGTTCTTATTTTTACGAAACACTAAAATATGAAAACTTCTATTTACATAGAAGAGCAAAAAGCACATACATAGAAGGATTTCCAGTTACTAGTGGAAACAGAGGAAGTATGTTAGCAAATCTTCAAAGTGCTTTAACAAATAAAGAAATAAAAATTAATTCTATAAGAACTATTAATGAAATTAGAACTTTTGCTTTTTTAGATAATGGTAAATTAGGTGCTAGTCAAGGTAATCATGATGACTTAGTTATGTCTCTCGCTCAATTTTCTTTTTTAAGAGAAATATTTTTCAATACTCAAAACATGTCAGATTACGGAGATGAATTCATGCAAAGAGTTGAATATGAAGCTGAATTAATAAGAAGTAATCATTTTGGAAACGATATTTTTAGTACTGATCCATCTAGGGAAAGGGAACTTAAAAATTTAATGGCTGGTTATTCTGTTGATCCTGAATCTCTTCGAGAATGGAAAGAGTTTCATGATATGTAATTATTTTCTAAGTAAATTATTTTTAATCTTTAAAATATTTAATAATTTTTCTAATTCTTTATGAGGAATAATAAAATAAAAAGATAATGAATCTATAACTTCGTTAATAATATTTTTTATTTCTTTTATATCATCAATAGATAATTCATCTTTTTGTATTTTCTTTTTTATAAAAACTGAATTTTCATTCCAAAAATCAATAAATTCTATTACTAATTTATTGTTATTATATTTTTTTAATGTTTTTACTATACTATTTATTTCTTCTATTATAGATGTTTCATCTATTTTTTTTTCATTATATTGAATTCTTTCAATTACATGATTTTTATATGATAAAATGTTTAAAAGTTTTTCTAATTTTTCATGAGGAATAGACCATTTTAAAATTAATGAATTAATAATTTCTGAACTTATTTTTTGTATTTCTTGGTTATCTTCTTTTGATAATTCATCTTTTTTTATTTTATTTTTTATTAGAGATAAATTATTTTCCCAAGATTTTAAAAAATTCATAATTAATGAATCTCCTTTAAAATCTTTTATTAAAACAATTATCTCTTCTATTTGATCGTTTAAACACATTTTTTAAAAAGAAACACCTCGTTCAGAGTTATTAATTATTTTACCTTTACAAGAAAAGAAATTTTCAGTAAATTTTAAAACAACTTCTGGATCATACTCAGCACAAGAAAAAACATCTAAATATATTTCTCCTATATTTTCAGCAAAATGAGCTGTTATAGAGCTCGTTTCTATCGCTTGTAAAACTGTAATACCAAATAATTTTTCATCATGAGAAGCAAACTTTTCAATCCAAGTTTCACCATACATTTTCATTTTAATTGCATCACATAATTCTTTAATAAATTGTTTTACAGTAGATGGATCACTAATTTTTTGCTTATTCGCTCCGTTAAAATCAAAAGCGCATGACAATCCCCAAGCTCTATTATTCATTAATTTTTCCTCTACTCATTGTTATTATTTTTTTAGTTTTTGGTTTTAATATTTTTACTAATAAATAAATACCGTTAATTGGTTTACATTGATTTCCGCAAGTAAAAATATCAAAATGACCATATCCTATTTCTGGATATGTATGAACTGAACAATGAGATTCTGATAAAATCCAAATTCCAGTTAATCCTTGTGGTTCAAATTTATGATCTAAATATTTAAGTGGGGTGGCTCCACTTTCAATGGAGGCCAATTTTAATAGTTCTTTTATTTTTTCAGAATCATTAAGAATGTTATTCTCACAATCCCATAAATCAGCAATGACGTGCTCGCCTTCAGCAAAGTACTCTTCCTTTTCCAATCCTTTTCATTTTCCCCCTGATTAAAAAACTATTTATTCAGAAATAACTCTTACATTATTAATAAATTCATTAAAATTTCTTTTTTCTTTTAAAAATTTATCTTTAATTTTATCAAATTTTTGTTTTTCTTGATAAAAAGATTCTTCTGCTAAAAGATACTCTTGTTCTTTTTGAAGAAATTGATTTTCAATTTGATTGATTTCAGATTCTGTATAATCATTCTTAATTTGTTTTAAATATTTTTTAAATTCTAGCATATTGTCTTTCCCTCTTATATATAAAAATATTTTTACGATTTTTTTTTATTTTTTTTAAAAAAAAATCATTTACACTCTTTTTTTTGTATATTGTTAAAATTATTTTTTTCTAAAGAACTAAGAGTTAATTTATATTTTGATACTATATTAGTAAAAGTTTTAATATATAAACAACGATTATAAGAAGGCATCCACTCATCTGGACCTTTGTCACTTTTAGAACGATTACTATGAGCAGATAATGGAACTAAATGATATTGATCAACATAATTATTAGCATAATCATTTCTTTGTTTAGGGGTCCATTTATCAGCTCCATGTTGATAAGCCCATTTTAAGGGAACAGTGTGATCTATATCCATATCACGCGGATCAGTAAAATGTTTATTTTCCCAAATAGAATACCACTCGCCACTTAATAAAGTACAGTTTTTAGAATCCATCGTAATTATATCTTTAGTATTAATAATCAAAACATGTTCGCGAACAGTAATACAACCTTTAAAAGTATTCCATCCAGTACCAAATTTATCACGAGAATATTTCTCTTGTCCAAATAAAACTGAACAAGAGAGAATTAAAATTAAAATTATTTTTTTTATCATTTATTTTTTATAATCTTGGATTTCTTTTTTTTGCTTCTTTTATCTGCTCTTGTGTTAATAAATCATCATGTAATTCTTTATATTTAGGACTTTTTGCTAAAATATTAAGAGCATCATCAATAACGTTTTTTTCATTAGGAGTCTTCTTTTCTCGAACAGGAATGACATTTTTTATATCTTCATCATCCCATCTACATTTAATAATATTCTGAGCACATAAATATGTATATTCAGGATCTTTAACTATAGAAAAAAGAAGTTCATAAAAACCTAAATTAGGATCTTCAAGAATATTTTTTATTTGTTGTTTTGAAGCATTAGCAGGGATTTCTTTTAATAACATATCATATGCTTCTTCAGCTTTCATCATTTCAGCTTCGTTAATGATATTTCTATTTACCATTTCTAAATAATATTGAAAATTTTTCATTTTTTTAATTTACCTCATAAATTTATAATATATATTTATGTTTTTAATTTATTTTTATTTTTTTTTTATGTCCACTGTTTTTGTTTAAAATTATCACCATATACAACTTGGCTTCCACTAGAAGTTGTTTTTCCTTCTACGAAATCACGTGCAAAGGATGTCCAATCAGCAGCAGTATTAACAGGAACATTTTGAAAAATAGCATTATAATAAGTATTTTGTAAATGAAAATCATGAGGTAAACCCATTAAATACATATGTTCACGAATAGTTAAATGACGATCTTCAGTTGGATGAAGCATATTAGGAGCTCTCATAGTAATAGCATTATAAGCTTCATTATTACAATAAAAATGAGAAGAAGAATTCCACCAACCTTTTCCGATTGATTTTTTATATTTAGCCCATTCTATATGTTTTACTTCTTTTTGATGTTTAGGATTAGATTTATATTTTTCAATAAATTCATCTTGTAAATTCTGTTCAAATAAAAAGTATTCCATAGAAATAACTTTTTCTTTTGAAGATTTAGATTTCATAACATCACGCCAATCTTTACCATATTTATCTGAATAGAAATCATAATAAACAGTATCTTTAAATTCTTCTTTAACAACTGATATTTTATGTTCTGGAGTATCTTTATAATTTTTAAATTCTTTTTTTAAATATTCTTCAGGAGATAAATGTGGTTTATTATACCAATTAAAGTTAGGAGCATATTGTGAATCCCAAAAAAATGCAAAAGATCTTTTACGATTTTGAGGTAAACCATGTAAGGTTGAGCCTGTATATACAAAAGAAGTACTGTATCCATGTTTTTTTCCTATATTGATTGCTTGTTCTCGAACCCATCTGCCAAAATTTTGCATAAGTCCTGGTGCATTTTCAAATATCATGACTTTTGGTCTAATTTCTCTTAAAATTAAAGAACTAGCCATATACATCCATTTATTAGACTTATAATCTTTTTCTTCATTAGCAGTATGATTACCAATAGTTGGATTAAGACGAGATAATCCAGCACATGGAGGTACAGCACTAACAATCATTGTATTTTTAAATATATCATCTTTTAAAGATATATTATCTATATTTTCATTATCTAGAGTTCTAAAAGGAACTCCTTTATAATATTCTTTGAAATTTTCTTCATTAGTGGCAAAATCATTCCAAGATACAGCCCAACTAGGTTGTTCTTCTAGAGCTCTAGATGCTCCAATTGCCATTCCACCTATAAGTGGTATTATTACGCCATGTTTCATTATAATATTTCCTTTATAGATAATTTTATTTCTTCTTCCGAAGAAATTACATATTTATCAATTAATTTTTTTAAAAAAATATCATCACATGGTTTATTAGATATATCAAACGAATCATCAATCAAAAGATCATTTAAAATGTTTTTATCTTCTATTCCTTCCTCAGTATAAACATCTTTATGAATATATGGTATTACACCTCGAGCTAATCCTTCTAAAAATCTAGGTGGAAAAGCTTGTTTATCATAACAAGGTAAAATAACTGTATATTTTGATTTTTTTAAATAATCTATATACTGTTCTTTAGTAACATTAGTATGAATATCTTTATATCTATCCTGAAGAAAAATATTACTATTTTCTAGCGTATAAAATTTATCATATAATCTTTGGATTGGTTTTCTATCAGGAGTTAAACAAGTAAAACCTATACACCAATCATATGCTTTATTTTCTTTTGCTTCTAAGTGATCAGTATGATAAATCTTTAAAAATGAATGACCTTTTGTTTTAAATATCTTAGAATCATAAATATAAAATCTACGATAATCTATTCCATTTAATAACTCAACATCTTTATGATTACTTTCTTGTGGATCATGTAAAAAATGATTCCAAGGTATATTAAAAGTAGAAACAAAAGAATAGTGATTTAGAAATTTTTGAATTACTTTTTGAGAACTAATAAATCCTATATATCTATTATGTTTTATTGCTTTATCTAAACCATTTTTTTTATAATATTTAAAAAGAGAATTCATTGCACCGAATACTTCTACAAAAGAAATCGGATTAATCTGTTCTTTTAATTCATCATAACCTTTTTTTGTTTCAGAAATAAATTCTTCCCAAGTAGTAAATTTTTTTACTCCATTCATAATGAATGCATCAAAAATACCATTTAAATATGTATCATGATTTCTAACGTGCTTTTCTGTTTCTGAGTCAGTAATTATCGCTAAATTATATTGATCTTTAAATTTAGTTAACCAATATGTATATGTAATATATGAATGTTTAGAAGCATTTCTTAAATTAAGAAATGCCCCAAAACCAACTACTATTGTTTTTTTATTATCATCAAAACTTGTTTTTTTTACAAATTTCATTACTTATTTTCCTTATTAAATTCTTTCTCAATCCATTTAAAAGTCTTTTTCATTCCATCTTCTAATTTAATAGAAGGTTCCCAATCAATTAATTGTTTAATTAATGTATTATCACTATTACGACTTTTAACGCCTTGAGGAGCATTTAATTTATATTCATAAGTTGAATCAATAATTTCCGTATCAGATATTTTCATAACTAAATCATGTAAATATTGAATGGTAACTCCTTGACTAGAACCTAAATTAACTGGACCTTGAATCTTATTATTTACTAACTTATGTACTCCAATAATAACATCGTCTATATATACAAAAGATCTTCTTTGTTTTCCATCTCCCCATATTTCTATATGATCACTTTTCATACTAACATATTCTAATACTTTTCTTATCGAGGCGGCTGGAGCTTTTTCTCTTCCATCTTTCCAAGATCCATGAGGACCATATACATTATGAAAACGAGCAATAGTAACTGGAATTCCAAATTCTTTATTTAGATAACGATAAAGCTCTTCACAATATAATTTATTTAAACCATAAAGTAAATCTGGATGTGCTGGCCACGCGTCACTTTCTTTTAACATCGTATCTTGAGAATCATCACTTTGAAGAGAATCGTTATAAACACAGGCTGAAGACGAATAAAATACATGCGGCTTTGTTTCACTTTTTAAAATACTTTCAATCAAATTAATATGAATCTTACCAGATAAACCAGTCATTAAATGATTATTATGACAATAACCTATTCCACCCATGTCCTCAGCTAGGTTATAAATAATATTAACCCCTTGTGTTACTGAATCAGTAATCTGAGGATTAGTCATATCTCCTTTTTTACCGTAATAATTATCAGCTTTTTTAAATCTTTGATACCATTCATTTTTAGGTTTTTTATCGTAAGCTTTAACTTCATAACCTAAATCTAAACAACTCTTTACGAGATGTCCGCCTATAAATCCACCTGCTCCTGTAACTGATACTTTCATTTCTTCTCCTTATGTTTCGTAAAAACCGTCTTCATGTTTTATTATATTCTTTTTTTTAGAATTATGTTTATCTTCTTCTTCATCTAATAGCAATAAAAATTCATCTTCTGAAATTTTTTCTTCTTTCAGTAGTTTTATTAGTAATTTTTTTTTATCTTTGTTTTTCAATTTTAGGAGCCTCTGGATCAAAAAAAGCTTTATGTAAATTATTGCTAATAGTTGTTCTTGGATCTTTATTTGAATAATTAGGTGTATTTATTAAATTATTAACAACACCATTTGAAGAATTAATGTTACCACTATAAGAACTAGGATAATATATATGAAAATTTGGATCAGGAGTGCTTGTAGTTATAGTATAAGGATAAGTATAACCACCGGTATTTATATTACTTGGAGTTTCTTCAAATAATATCATAAATTCATCAGCTGATATTAAATCTTCTTTATATAATCTTAAAAGTATTTTTGCTTTTTCTTTATTCATATTTTTTCATCTCACTATAATAGATTTCATATTTTAATTTAGTAATTTGAGGTAATAAATCGTAAATTTGTTGACTTTTTAATTTAATTGTATTTTCATATCCCCAAACTTCATTTTTTAAATCTTTAACTAAATCATGTTCATTTCTATCTTGTTGAACAGTAATTTTATTAAAAACTATTTTATTTTTTAAATCAACATTTCTTTGTAATAAATAAGCTCCCCATATATCATCATATCTACCAACATCACATAACATCATATAATGAGGCAAAAGACTTCTATGTAAAAAAGTATTTTGAGAATTAAATGGAGTTAATTGCGTTGTAGTAAAAGGACCACTATAATATTGAGTATATTTAGTATAATCCCAATTTGGAGAGAGACTCATTCGACATATTGCTGATATATCTGGATCACCACTCCAAAAATCAGCTTGAACTAAAGGAGTAGTAATCATTTGATCTAAAAATTTTATTTTTCTTTGATTTAATAATTGTTCTGGAAATCCCCGATGCCAAGTTCTTTCTAATCCTTCAGTATAAACGAAAATAGGATCGAAAAAAGAATCATTAGTTTCATATCTATCTACTGTAATCTTTTTTCCAATTAAAAGATCTTTTCCCCAATCGCTATTAGGTATATTATCATCATCTACTGTAGCAATAATATCATATCTCTTTTCATGCTGATAAACATACCAAAAACCAAAATTTCTTCTTTGAATATTATTCCACTCTAAAGCACTAGATAATCTAGGATTTAAATTAGTTTGAGTTACAGCTGATAAAATCTTAACATGATTCATTCCATTAAATTTAGCATGATGTTCATCTAATGGAGTTTTAAGATCACAAACTATAACTAAATCCCATCCGTCCATTTCTGCAAATTTAACTAAAGCCTCAGTAGGAGGATTAATTGTGGTTGTAACTATAACTTTATTAATCATACTCTAACCTGCCATTTAGATGCTGATAAATAACCATTAACAACTTTTGTCATAAATGATCCATCTGGACCATCAGACATTTCATTATATAGTTCTTCTAATATTTTATATCTCATTTCTGGATTAGCCTCTAATTGATCCATTTTTTGATACATTTCTTGTGGAGAACTAACTCTTAAAAATGATGGTATAGGTTGATTCTTTTGAACATCATAAGTATCTGGAATAAATGGTATTGTACCCCTACTAGCAACAATCCAAGGTTTACTTGTTGCCCAACCAAAATTAGTTGGCATTACGATTGTATATCTAGTATTACTCATAATATTATAAAGATCTTCAGTACTTTTAACAAAACCTTTAAAACGAGAATCTCCTTGAACTCTTGAAGAATGCCAATATCCATAAATTGCATTCTCTTTATTAATGTCTGGATCTAAAACCCATTTTCTTAATTGCATATACCTAAAATCTTCTTCTGGTGGTAAATTATCAGAATCTAATTGAGCTGATATTACAGAAAATTTAATTGTTTTTTCTCTTTTAAAATCATTATCTAATTTAACATCAATTAAATCTATTTTTTCTATACCATCGTAAGTACTTTCCCAATCCTCTATTACTTGAACTGGAGGTGGACCAAATTGAGCAATTCTTTTCCAAACATGAGTTGCATTCGCTTGAGAAAGAAACCTTACAGGTGGATTACATAACTCTCTTGGATATATTTGATGACGAAAATGTCTTGGATCAGTACAAATAACAAAATATGGAAAAGCTTTAGAACGAGAAATATATGTACAAAGAGGAGCAGTATATCTTACATTCATAGCTCTTGGAATTGTAATTTCACTTGGATTTCTTAACTTGGGTAAATAATAAGGAATACAAACGCTGGAATTAGAACCTTGACTCATAAAGAAAAAACCAAGATCAATCTCAATTCCTTTACTATTTAATCCATTATTAATCTTATCATAAGAATCCATAACTAATTGGAAATGCTCTGGCTTATCAAACCTTTCCTTTGGATCTATAGGAGCTTTATATCCAAAATCTTGTGCTAATACTATTTTTCTTTCTGGATCTATCGAAAGAACATGCTCTTTATTTTTCTTCATATCTTTTTCAGAAGAAGAAATTAAAACGATTCTTTTAACAGATTTTAATTTTAATAACCAAAGTAATGTTTTATAATAATCACTTTGTCCATTTGACCCTTGATCTCGACTACTAAACATCATCATAGATCCAAAGATCCCTAACATAACAGTTAAATCTTGATCTTTCATATTTACCTAATAACCTTTTAATATACTATATTATATTGTTATTAGGTAATTAATGTTTATATATTAATTTATTTATTAAAGAAATCTATGTAAAAATAAAATTTTATATCTTGGACTTTTAATATTTTCACTTGCCATAGCTTTTTCTATAGCATCGTGATTATATAACATTTTACCAGATAAGTCGGAGATTTCTTTTGCTTTTTCATGTAAATAAGTTCTTAAATTAGATACATCTTGAATAGTAATATGAGTTTCGCCATTTTCTTGTTTTTCAAAAGAAAAATTAGTTCCAATTACTTTACCTATCTCTTCACAAAGTTTAGCAATCATTTCTGAATTAAAACCAAAAGTTGATGTAAAATTAGTTTTTCCTTTTATAATTAGAGTTTGTTTACCACTTTTATTAAAATCAAAATTATCTTTAAGTTTTTCTAATAATTTTAAATGATTATTATTTAATTCTTTTTTAATTCCAAACATTTCATTATAACTATGATCTTTTCCTTCTTGAACTATTTCAAGGTATTTACTAAATTGTGACATTTTTATGTCCTCCTAGATATTTAATATATTTAGGCTTCTTCTTTTTCTTTTTCTATATTTTTTTCAACTGTTGGATCATTTTCTAATTCGATAAAGCAAGTTCCTCTAAATCTCCCACTATCCCATTTCATTTCTATTTCCCACAATTTATTTTCGGGATTTTTTTCAAAAAAACGAGTAGTAGTTAGTGGTAAATTTTTCTTTTTACAAATTTCTTCACCTATATCTTCTATAAATCTCAGATCATCTTCACCGATAGTATGAAAGACCACCCATTTTTGAGTGAATTCATTTTTACCTTTTTTAGCTGTTTTTGAAATAATTTCAAAAGAATATTTGCGATCCACACCATGTAAGTCTAATAAACTAATATCTTCCATATAAAAATTATATAAATTTTTTTGCGATAAAATAGAAAAATAAATAAAAAGGAGATAATTATGTTTATTAAAGAAATGACAATAGGTGAAGCTTTAGATATTCATCCAGAAGTAGGAATGGTTTTATCAGCCTACCACATTGGTGGTTGTGCTCATTGCTCTGTAAATGAAATAGAGACTATTGAACAAGTTTGTGAAGGATATGGTGTTGACATTGATGATTTATTATGTTCTATGAATTCGCTTTTTGATGAGAATGATGAAGAGTAATTTCTTTTAAAATATTTTCTAATTTATTTAGAGTATCATTAATATTAAGAAATAAAATAGAATTTCCACCAGAATTTCTAAAATTTTGACAATTTATTGGTGTATCATCAATTAAAATAGTATTATAATAAGCAAAATTTGATTTATATTTTTTTCCTGGCACAAATTTAACGTATTTTTCATCTAATAAATTATATATTTCTTGATATTTTAACCAATTTATTTTTTGTTGTTTAAAATTATGATAACTTTCTTGACTACCAGTAGATCCTAAAATACCTAATTTAAAATTATATTGACTTTTTAAACCAGAAATTTTTTTAATTAATTGATTATCATGTAATGGTTCCAAATTTTCAAAAAAATTAATTTTATTAATTATTTTCCAGAATAAAGATTCAGCTGATTTAATTTTAGTTTTAGAGACTTTATAATTACCTTTACTATCTAAAAGTGATGAATCTCTTCCACTTAAAGAAAGTTCATCTAAAAAAGTTTGTTTTTCTTTTTCATTTAGATTAGACTTTTCAACTATTTTTAAAAAATCATCACGATATAATTCATTAATAATTTTAACTTTCATTCCATGAAAATCAGCTAATACACCATCCATATCTAAATAAACTATGATTTCATTTTCATTTTGATTTTGAGAAGTTTCAATAATAATCTTTTTTAATTTTTGTACAAAAGATGACATATATTATTTTTATTTAAAAACAAAAATAATTATTCATAAATATATTTATTATGGGAAATTTTAATTTATATTTAGAAATAGTACAAAATAATAAGTATCATGAAGATTTTACTATTTATGATGAAAGTTTTATAGAAACGATAAAACAAATTTTTAAAGATGATAATAATAAAATAATCAGTCTTTTAACTGCTGGAGGAATTGCTCTTTTAATGGCTATCGCTCCTGCTTTAAATAAAGATTTAAATTATCAGTTTTTAAATAAAGAATTAAAACAAAAAATAACAAAAGAACAATTCCAAGAACTAAAGG